TCTTTATCGAGTAGTTTCCAAATAATACCGGCTGCGATTATTCCTGCTAGTCCTGCATTACCAAGAGTCCAAACTATATCAAGTATAGAACCAATTACATTTCCTGTAAGGAAGGCTACCTTTTGTCCAAAGATAATCTGTAATACAATTGATAAGCTAATCAACTTAATACCTACATCTATAGCACCATCAGCACCATTCTTTATTTTCTCTAACATAACTTACTCCTTTATTAGTCTAACATTTTTATAATGATTAGTTGAAGTGCTAAGATAAGCAATGCTGTTTCTATCATTCTACATCCCTCTCTTCTTCAACTAAGTCAACAAGTTCACAGACACTACCAGTACATGCTAATGATTTAGTACCTACTGTCATATCTGTCAACTCGTACTGGCTAATCAAATCCCAGTCTACTGACTTAGGCATCTTCTTAGCTAGTTTGGTGTACTCTGCTTTAGTACAATCTTCATAAGGTGCTTGTTGGTAGGAGTGGTCGGAGTGTGGTAAGAAACTAACACCACTGACTTCATCAAAGTGCTTGTATACCCACGCACCTACTTCCATCCACTCATGCTCTCTTACACTTACGGTTACACTAGGCTTATGCTCACAATAATATCTTTGATATGTAAGCCATAACTCTAGTTGTTCTATAGCAGTTCTTTCATTCCTCAGTATAGCACCATCAGGTGCTTTCATTGGGAAGGTAAATACTTTAACACTGTTGGGCTTCATTACATCAGCTTCACAAGGTATGCCTTGGTCTTCCATGAGCTGAGCGATAGGGTCTTTAGCATCTGCTCTTACTCTACGGAAATAGTAGTCGTTGTGCCTAGTGTGTATACCACTTGCACTGTCTACTAATTGGCTGACTGTACCACTAGGTTTAATTGCTGTTGTTGCAGTTGCTTGACTAATGCCTAGTAGTTCTGACCAATGCTCATTAGTTTTAACTGTTTCCTTCTTTAAGTCAGAAAGAAAGTCTGGTAAGTTCCGTTTACCATAGTAACCTCTATCAGTATTACTGCCATTCATGAAACTGTTGTCCATTATACCAGTTAATGACACTCCAAGCAAGGCTTCTTCTTCTGTATTTTTAACCCATTTCGGTCTAAGTCTCTTAATGTTAGTAAGACTTGCCTGAAATGTGCCCAGTATGGTGGCTAATCTTACCTTACGGAGCATATCTTTTTGTGTGTCTGTTGCTCGTATCACTACCTCTGTTAAGTTGCAAAATTGACCATCTCTTAGGATGATTTCGCTACATGGATTACAACCAAAGTCATGGTCGGTGTCACGCCTACCGATAGAAGCTACCTGTTTAATTGCCGCTTCTCTGTTAAATATACCACGCTCACCAGACTTAGACTCATATAAAGAAGTCCATTCTTTCATAAAAATACCAATGTCTGGCTTCTCTGTATAGCATACACTGTTGTTACTGAGTGCCATTTCTGGTGTGTCTGACCACCACTGACCTGACTTAGCGTTACGCATACGCTCATCAGTTAAGTTCGATAGAGATATAAGTGCTGACCTACGCACACCACCTACAACTACCACTTCTGCTATCTTACACATCATTCTATGACACTCATAACTTGTTAGCTTGCGACCTACTGCATCTTTAAATAAGTTAGTAGCGAAGTTAAATAAGTCAAGCAGTGGCTCTGGTCCACTTGCTCTGCCACCAAAGGTAGCTAACCTAGAACCTTTAGGTCTAATCTTAGAGAAATCCCACTTAGGCATCTCACCATCATATAGGTAGTTAATTAGTTTACGGAATGCAGACTGCCATCCTTCCTTGCTATCTTGTACAACTACTATGTCCTCAACATCAATCATTTCTTCAGGTACTTCTGGAAGTTTGTTGACTGACTGTCTCTCTACACTAAAGCCTACACCAGTACCATGCATGAGTACATAGAGGCACTCATCAAATGCTTTAGGGTGGTCAACACTAAGGTAAGCACAGTTGTAACCAGCTATGTTGTTATCTTTAAGTGCTTTACCTGATGTCATTAAGGCTCTCATGCTTGGCATAACTTCTAGATTAAGCACTGCATCTTCAAGAATCTTACGAGTCTTAGGTACTAACTCTTGGTTAGTATTTTCTTTTAAATGTTCTTCCATGAAATCGAAGTATCTAGCAACTGTCTCTTGCCATGTCTCTCTCCTGTTTTTATCAGGTAGCCACCTAGCGTATCTGCTCAGTGCTATAAAATTTTGGTAGTCATTTGGTAGTGTGTTCATTCATCATCCTCTAGTGGTGCGATTTCAATGTCAACCATCTTATCGCCATTCTCATCATAATAATCTTTGTACTTTAATCTTCCGTTTCTATGTAGTAGTATTGCTGTTGTTATTCCTTTGTCGTATGCTCTCTTGTGTGTAAAGTAAATAGCAACTGCACCTAGTAACATAAAAGCTAGGCTTATCTCTATGTATTCCATTCGGTCTCCTCAAAGTCCTCTAAGAATCTATCTTTCTTCTCAATAAGTTTACCTTCAAATGCATCAAGTAACTCATCAGGCTCTATCTCTAACTCATCACAGATTAAACAGGTGTCATAAGTTGCAGAGATAAAAGCCTTCAACTCTGGTAGTAGCTTCAAAAACTTGCTCCTTTATTGTCAACAAAATAATTAGTTATCTTGCCTGAAGGAATAGGTCTGGCATCTAAGCTACCATAACAGTCCTCTTTGAATCCACAAAATGCACAGGTCATGCATAGCTTCTCCTCTCCTGACTTAGTCATAGTAGTAGCGTTAGCTATTCTCATAGGCGGTGTATCCGACTCCATTTTATTTTTCAGGTCGACAATAAAAGTATCTACATCTTGTTCAAGTTCCTGTTTGCACAGCTTGAGAGTTGATTTGTTTTTATTTAAAGCAAGGAAGTAACCATGCTTTCTTTTGTCTCCTTTACCATAGGCCGATAGTTGTTTGATGTAGCCAAAGCCATCATCCTTGATACCTTCCTCAGTAAATTTATTATCCCAAGACCATGCACTAGCAGTCTTAATGTCTACTAACTCACCATCAATAGTACAGTCTTGTGAGCCATTGACTCCCTCTACTGTGTGTTTCTTTTGTTGGTCTGTCACTGCGTGTCCTGATAGTTTAATCAGAGCCACAAGCATGGCTTCTAACACATGACCTTGTAGAAAGGTAAGGTACACACTCCCATCTATCTCCTCAGGTGTGTACCCCTTCACAGTATACCACTGCGCCCTTTCACAACGACCAATGCTAGACATTCTCAGGTCTTTCTTTTGTTCATAAGGCTCAAAGGCATTCTTAATTGCCTGTTCAACCTCTCTACCACATTGCATAGCGATAGTGTCTAGGTCTCCGGAATAATCCTTTGACTTCATCACCTCATACACATCAGGTATTATAGTATTTATACTCTTTTCCACTTTCTTACTCCTCTCTTGTTGTAATTTCTATTAGCCGATTTAAGTACCATTGTGCTTTCTTTAAATCTTCTAATCCATTCTTCATCTTGTATCGAGTTACATATTTTATCACATTGCCTTCCAGAAAACTCATGTTTTTTGAAGTGATATAATCAATGCACTCTATCCCTTGTGTGTAATGCTCAGGATTGATGTTGTCTTTCTCTCTGCTCTCATTCCATTGCACTTTAATTTCGTTATCCTTCATGTTTGCCTAATTCTTCTATGTCCTTTAATTTGCTTATAGGTAGATTATGACAGTCTGTTGAAACTTTCCAATTATTGTCAGGGTCTATACTCCCCTTCTTTAAAAACTTTGAGTCTGCTAAATACTTTTCTTTTTCTAGGTAGCCTAGTATCCATCCTTCTGACAAATCATTTTTTATTCGGGTAAAAACGTAAAAGTCACACTTTTGTTTAGTGTTCAGGTCAGCTACAGAACATTCATAATATTCTCTAGGTGCTGATGTTACCCTCTTGCTTTTTACATCTATTTTTTTGTTATTAAATACTAAATCATAATCATAAGTATTGTTCAAGGAAATTCCTAGTTCCTTTGCTACAATAATCTCACCTAGAAATCCAATTACATTTCCTTTTCCTTGTGTTATTGAATTATTTAAAATACCCATATCACTTGACATTGAATTAGCCAAGTTAACATTCTCTTTTGTAATTTTAATGTGTTTCATTCCAACTTCTCCCTATTTTATACTCTCCAGTTATTGGACAGTTTAGTTTGTAATAATCTGTTGTCTGCTCCATGGCCTTAACAACCAAAGAACCAATCTCATCTGCATCCTCTGGACTACACTCCAGTTGTATCTCATCATGTATAACACCCAGTTGCCTGTACTCTAGGTGTAGTGCAAGCGAGTGAAAAATAACCCATGCCCTCTTACTTATTATAGCACCCGCACTTTGTAGTAAAAAGTTAAGTGAGGCATGTTCGCTCCTAACTCTGACGTGTCTGCCATCTAATGCTTTGAGGTATCCCTTGTCTGATGCCTTGCCTACTCTTTCCCTGAGTACTTTAAGGGCAGGTGTATTATCAAGAAAGTTTTTCTTAAGTACCTTGCCTTCTTCTATACCGCCACCTGCTATACTACCTATCTTCTTATCACCTGCACCATAGAGGAATGCATAGATAAATGTCTTAGCCTTATCTCTTGTGTCTAGTCCGGCTGACTTCTGATTGGCAGTGTGTATGTCACCTGTTAGTATCTCTTGTGTATAGTTCTCATCTCTCATATAGTGGGCGAGGCATCTAAGTTCTAGTCCGCTGAGGTCAGCACCTACTAGCACCTTATCCTCAGGTACAGTAAACAATGCTCTCATCTCAGAGCCATACTCTTTGCCACTAGCAGTTACTTGTTGTAGGTTTGGATTGCTACTGCTCATCCTGTGAGTCACAGTTCCCATAGTATGTACTCTGCTATGTATTCTACCTGTTCTCTCATCTATAGCATCAAGCCATGAGTTAATCTGACCTTGCCTCTTTTGTAACATAAGGTATCTACCAATGAGTTGTGCCTCAGGTATCTCTACATCCTTGAGTGTGGACTCGTCAACCTTAGGTCTGCCAGTTTCAGTAAACACCTCAGGCTTCCAACCATAGTGCATAAGATGTCTACCCACCTGTTGCCTACTGCCTAAGTTTAGTTCAGGGTATGCCCAGTAACCATAGTCACCTTCTTCATTGGTATGGCACTCGAGTTCAACCTCTGCTTGATAGCCTTTGGTTCTAGTGAAGTCTTTCTTAAATCTCTGCTCCACTGGTTTCTTGCTTTTCCATACAGGTAGGGGCTTGAATGTTTTATGTACTTCTTCCTCTGTACTGCGTAGGTCATCGTTTACTTCTTGTAATATCTCTATCGCACCTCGCTCATCAAAGAGCCAACCTGTCCTCTCTTGCCAAGAGCAGTGTCTTTTAGTGGCATACTCTAATTGCTTGGCATCCTCACTTAATCTCTTTTGCTTCATGAGTTTGTAGACTTTAGTTGTTATCTCTACATCTCTTAAACAATACTCAACCATCTCATCACTTAGCTTTGACCAGTCCTCATGGTCTCCCTTAGGGTATCCTAGGTACTCACCCCAGTTAGCTAGTGAGTGACCACCCTCTCTGCGTGGACTGTCTAGCTGACTGAGTATCAGTGTGTCCTCTATTGTTGTGTTACCGAAGTCAGTACCCCATAGTCTTGCAAGTACAGGAATGTCAAATGCTATACCATTATGAAACACTAAAGTCTGTGAGTCTATCCACTCGTTAAAGTCTTTAGACTCATAGAATACTTGTGTATCTTCGGTGTATATGTCTTGCACTGCTACGCACCACACCTTAGTGGCTTCTATACCATCAGTTTCTATGTCGCAACTAAAAGTCTGCGTCATTATTCCATCCGCCCACATCAGGATTAACACCTTTCTCTAGCCTAGCAGTTTCAGGGTTAAAGTATGTCCAACCACCCTCTCCTGTCTGCCCTGTTCTTCTTAGCTTAGGTACTCTAATGCGTGTTGAGTTCTTAGTGTAATCATCCTCTGCTAACTTATCTCTTGAGAATAGTATGTTAGTATGACAAGCCTGTGGTATTGCACCACTACCCTTGACATCATACTCACTAATCTTGTGAGGATGTGAGCCATCGTCAGGCTTCCTTGTGTGTGTGCTTAGTATAACTGCACACTTAGTTTCTTTACATAACTTAATAAATCTGTCCATGACTTCTTCAATGTTCTCGTTACTTAGGTTTTTAATTGCAGTATGTAATGGGTCTACTAATATTATACTACAACCTAATCCCTTTACAAAGTATCTTATCTTAGAAAACATTTCCTCAAGGTCAATGCTACCACCACCATCATTGTGTAACTGTATCTTTGTGCCGAATCCTATCTCAATGGCCTTGTCCATGATGTTATCTACATTAAGCTCTGTTGGTTTAACTAGTTGTAAGTTCTCTGCTGTGTGTACACTCACAACCTTCCTGATTGTCTCATCAATGTTATCCTCTACCATGAAGCAACCTATCTTCTCCTCTGTTTCTGTAGCAAAGTGATAGATGAGTTCGTTAAGTATAGTAGTCTTACCAATACTGGTATGTGCTATGATTGATACCAGTTCTCCCTTTGCTATACCGCCCCTCATCATGTGGTTTAACTCTCCAAAAGAGTCAGGTAGTGGTACAAGTTCTGTGTTCTTGTAGTTAAGCATAGCCTCTCGCATATCCTCAACTGTAGCAACACCACTAACTGTGTAATCTTTTGCGTAGTTCCACCACTCATCTAAGAATTCTTTGCCATCACCATGCTTGAGGTAATCACTTGCATCCTTGTGCTTAGCTAGTGTTAGTATCTTACATTTATTCGGACCAAGTATAGGTGCTACTCTCTCTACTGCTTCTCGGCCTACCTCGTCATTATCAAAACATAATACTACAGTTTCAAATGAGTCAAGCCATTCCAGATTGGCCTTGATATTCGCAGTAGCGTGTACTCCATTGTTAATTGATACTGATGCCCATCGACTACCACACATCTCATAGACTGACATAGCATCCAACTCGCCCTCGCATACTGTGACATACTTACCGCCACCTTGAAACAAGTTCTGTCCAAATAACATATTCTTGTTAGTGGTATCTCCCTTGCCATAGAAAGACTTACTAGCAACTACCCTTGTTTTCATACCAACCATGTTATTCTTATGATTGTAGTATGGGTAGTGATGTTTAATCACTTTGCCTTTGCCATCCTTCTCACACTTGACCTTGTATCTCTCTAAGGTTTCGGCTCTTAGCTTTCTATCGTGTAGAGTATAGTAATCACCTCGATACTCGTGCTTCCAAGAGTCATCACTTTGCTCTGTAATCTGTATAGGTTTGTTACTGTGTTCAACAAAGCCATGCTCTCCACAAGAAAAGCAATGTGTCTGTCCATCTGAGTATACTGCTAAGTTATCTCTGCTACTGTCTTTGCCTAGCTTTGCACAACTAGGACATTGTTCTTTCCGTATTACTTTATTATTCTTTTCCACTTTTCTCCTCGTTTAAATTAAAAGGGCAACCGAAGTTGCCCCAATATTATAACCTAGATTAATTTAAAAGTACAACTAAAATTCAGATGGGTCGTATTCGTCTACTCCATCTGCCTTCTCATCCACCCTCACACGCTCTAAGTAAGTGTATCCATCGTAAGGTGCTTTGCCTTTCTTAACAAGCATAGTAACCTTATCTCCAAACAAAGACAGGTGAGTAGCATCCACCTCGGCTTTGTCTGAATTGTAAATCTTAGGCTGACCAAAGTCTACCTTACGCTTAGAAGTAATCTGAGTCTTGCCTTCATACTCCTTAGTCACTAAGCCATTCTTCTCAGCTTCCTTGATACCTGACTTATCTAAGGATACAGTAAGTGTGTACTTACTTTGTCCTTTGAATACATCGGGCTGAGTTACTTTGTTAAACACAACTTCACCAGTCAATGATATATAATCACTCATTTCTACATCTCCTTATAGTTAACATTTAATTTTACATCTAGCAGTATTCTAAGTAATACTACTAAAAGTGTAGTAGAAAAAATGGAAGTAAAAACTACTACACTCTTAGTAATACTAAGTAAGTAACATTGATTAAAAGTTATTTATTTATATAAACAATAAATTGGTTCAATG